CCGAGTCTACCGATCTGTCCTTCTCTCCACTTTGGAGGTAGCACTTCCTCAATCCACTCTCCCGGACATTCCCGCAGTTTCCGGGGATTTACCACAGAGAGAAGCACTCGCCTCTCTCCCAGAGACTCCAGCACTTCCCGAAACTGCGGGAACGGAGATTGAAGATGTTGAGACAATGTCCTGGGAGGCGGCTTCAAGAGTGCTCGGGGTGAGCCGTGATACGGTGCGCCTCTATGCCAGTAAGGGGGCTTTGGAGCCCGCAGGGGCAAAAGGGCATGTTACCCGCTCCAGTGTCGAAGCCTACCAGGAATCCCGCATAACTCCAGGACAGCATAAAAAATTCGCAGATGCTCCGGTGCCCACGTTCGATGTCAACGAGGATGGCAAGCAAAGTCAGATTGAGGGGGGAAAAGTTACCTATCGCTTCATTAAGATTTTTTACCTGGCAAGAAAGACAACCGAGTCGGGCTATCTCTGGGACGCTCAGCCTAACCGGGAGTGTGATCCCAGTTGGGAGGTCATCGAGGAGTGGCGATGCAATGGCCTTGGCCGATGGGAGTCCACCCCTGAGATTCCGTGGGCTGTAGGGGCTGGAATCGGCACCGTTCGTGGCCCAATGGTAGGAACGCTGCCCCAATAGGCAGTCAGAACAGGAAATCGTTATGAGTAATCTCATTTTACAATCACCATCAGCCCTATCCGTTGATCTGCCCCAACTAGAGCAGATGGCAGGCTACATCGTCTCCAGCAACTTCTTTGGCATTAAGCGCAAAGAGGAGGCTATCACGTTAATGCTGCTCTGCCTGGCAGATGGGCTTAACCCCATTGAGGCCGTGCGCCGTTACCACATCATCAATGGTCGTCCCACGATGAAATCTGAGGCGATGCTGGCAGAGTTCCAGAAGGCTGGTGGCTCGGTGGAGTGGGTTGACTACAGCGCTGAGTGCGTCACAGGGAAGTTCATTGCCGCAGATGGGAGTACCATCACCCTGACCTGGGACAAGGCAAAAGCGCAGAGAGCCGATCTCTGGGGCAAGACGGACACATGGCGCAAGTACCCCGATGCCATGCTGAGAAACCGCTGCATCTCGGAGGCAGTACGGTCTGTTGCACCTGGCGTGACCAATGGCATCTACACGGAGGATGAAGCGTTGCACATGCCATCCCCAGAGCCAGTGTATGGCTCGGCTAGATCGCCACGATCTCAGCCCAGGGCTATCACCCCCGAGGACGTGTTGCCAAGCGCAGGAACGCAGCACACCATGCCCCCCGCACTTCCCGCCGCTCCCACAAACCCTCGGCCACCTGCACCCATGGATAAGTTCATTGCCCGTGCCAAAGACCTCAGGCTGACACCACCAGCCATCACGGCAGATGGGAAGATCAGCAAGAAGGGCACCCTGGTTCTCCTCTCGGAGGTGCGTGGTGAGGAGGTTACGGAACTGCCCGCACCCAACGATCACGCGGCTTGGGAGAAGCACTTGGCGGCTCTCCTGGCGGTCTACCCAGAGGCACCCCTAGAGGTGGAGAGCGATCTGAGTGATCCGTTCGCGGACGAAGAAGAAAGAGCAGGGTCATGAGCCTCTCTGCGACTGCCCACAAAATCTTCAGCTCTTGCGTCTCCTCGGATGAGCGCATCAAGCAAAGTTGCACCCGGCCCGAAGACCGGGTGAGGATTGAAACTCGAAAGGTCGAATAAACAATGGCATCTGTAAAACTAGCGTATGGGATTTTAGCTCCCCTGGCACTCTCTCTAATTAAAGACCCCGCGATGCACCTAGGGCATCTTCAGGGAGTCTCTCTCGTCTTTGTGATGGAGTCGGGCTGGAAGGGCGATAAGGAATTTCTCTTTGGGCGCGTGAGCCTGAAGAGCCACCTCACTGCGGTGGCTCTTCAGGGGCTCTTGCGCGAGGGAGAGACGATAGAGTGCGACAACACCGAGAAGTGCTTTCTGGTGGAAGTCAATGAGGACCTTTGGAACGCCATCAGCAACCCGGACTCTGGGTACAAGCCCGAAGAAGCGGAAGCTAAGCGGCTCCAGGGCATGTACCACCTGCTGCTGCACTGCCAGGTGCACCCGGAGACCCAGGTGCTCATGACCGCCAAGCCCGACACGCGCCTCTTCAGTGAGGAGATCTCTGTGTGGGGTGAGGACGGACTGACCCTACGCGCCGTCATGTCGCGCCTCAAGAATCGCCCCACGGGAAATGACCTTTTGCTCTCGCTTTACCTCACGCCAAACGAGTGGACACGCGCCCAGGCCATTGGGGGAGTGGATCACCCCAAGAAAAACTTCAAGGTCGGCAAGGGCCGTGACATCCTGGTTATTGGCGAGAAGCCCAGTGAAGAGGCGTTCCTCGTTCTTGATACCGATCCGCAGTGCGATGAGGGCGGGCGATTTCGCCATGCCGTGCGGGTCAAGGCCTGGGAGCAGGTGCATGGCCAGCCCGAACTGCCCTACGACACGCGCTTTGTCGTGCCGGGGATGCAGGTGGAGACCGAGGGCGTGAGCTGGGACGATGCCCAGGGCCAGGACGTGGAGCCCACAGGCGGCAGGTGGGTCATTGCTCAGACAGGCTATAGGTTGCTAGAGCCTGAATACGGAAGCCAGCCCAAGGAAGAGGGCGGTGAGACTGCCGAAGGGCACGGTGCGCTGATCATCAAAGTGGACGATGCGGATGAGGATGGCATACCGGCTTCTGAAGATATCGTGCACGACTTAGAGGATAATCAAACGGTCCCTGTGGAGCAGTGGCCCGCCGATCGACGTAACTTTGCCAATGCGGTGTTGGCCGCCAACCTGGAGGGCTACATTACCAAGGATTTTATTTGCCCTTCCTACGTTGAGACGGCTAGATTCGCCCGGCTGGTACTTTATGGGAGATCGACAGGTGCGAACCTTGGAGTCCAGGAGCTGAGGGACGCAGATTTATTCCTTGCTGCGGGGGATGACTTGCCTTTGTTCGCGGCGCATGTCTCCTCAGGCGGCTGGCCGTGCAATAGCAAGCCCACAGCCAAGCGGGATCAAGGCAGAGCAATGTGGCCAGGATCGCTCTCTATCAAGGAGCAACTCAGGGAAGCCACCCAACAGGCAAACGAAGCGCTTGCTGTGATCCTCTCGGATGACGAGTGGGAAGCCAGTGCCAAGCGCCTTGGAATCGGGGAGGGCGACACTCTAGGATTGCCGGAGCCCGTGGGAGCACTGGCAGGAGCTGACGCGGCTGCGGGGCAGATACTCTAATGCGCATCATCGCCTTTGACTTCGAGACCGGGGGACTCTCTCCTGATCGCCATCCCATCACCCAGCTTGCGGTGGTGGCGTGCGAGGCGCATGGCTCAGGGACTGTCAAGGTGCCTACGCTCGACCGCTCCGAAGTGGGGCGGTTTGTGCGCGTCTGGGCAGTGCGACCCGCGCCAGGACTCATGATCGAGGACAGGGCACTGGAGATTCAGGGACATACCCGAACAAGCCTCCTCCGCCGTCCAAACCAGATTACCGAGACGGATCTCGTCAAAGAGCTTCAAGAGTTCTTCGGAGGGCTGCCCGAAGGCTTTGAGTGCGCACCGTTTGTGGCTCATAATGGTCAGTTCGACCACGACTTCCTCAGTGCTCTTTATCGTCGTCACAACATACCCGTCCCCGCCCGCGATGCCCTTTGCACGATCGTGCGCCAACGAGAGCTGGTACGTCGAAAAACTGTTGCCAAGACAGAGAACTTGAAGCTGTCCACCCTCGCTAAATCTATCGGGCTGACTCAGGATGAGGCTCACGACGCGCTTCAGGACACGAAGATATGCGCCGCACTCTTTGCCTGGCAAGAACATCTCTTAGCATCCAGTGGGAACTTGCTGGATGAGGCTTCTGCGGAGCCTGTGGGCAGGGTTTACAAGCACCAATCATCCCCAGCCGTAGTGCAAAGCCCTCAGAAACCCACTTCCGACACAAAGCCAGCTCCAAAACCATTCTTCTCCGTCTCTAAACAGCTATGCGAGCTGCACCGTAAGGCCAAGAGTGGCGAGCTGGAAAAAGTCGAAGGGTTCTCCTCACGATCTGGCCCCGTGGAGGATACCAATCGCTTTGTGATCGGTGCGTTTCGCAACATCCTGAGCACTCTCGAAGACCTCGAAAAGCTGGCCAAAGTCCAGCAGAAGAAAGATAACGTTAATGCCTGACATACTACACGTCCTCGCCATTGATCCAAGCACCGATATTGTCGGCGTTGCACTCGTCACTGTAGATCGTGGGGGCGCTATCCTCGCCAAATCTGCGGCCTTCGATGGATTTGAACTCACAGGGCATCTAAAAAGCCATACCACCCTTCGACACCGGCTAGATCGCATTGGTGCGATCCGCTCTGCTATGACGGTCTGGATTAGAGACAATGCACCTGGCATTGACCTGGTGGCCTACGAGCAGCAGACCGAGCGGGGCCACTACGCCACCGAGGCCATTAATATGGCGACGGGCGCGTTTCTGTGCCTTCCGCGCCTGGCCGGAGTCCCACTGGAGGGAGTTGCCCGTGTCTCTGCCTGCGCAGCCGTCGGCGCAAGTGGAGTGTACCGAGAGAAAGCGGGCACTACATCTGCCGAGAAGACGGCCAAGAAAAAGCGACTCAAGCAGGCTGTGATCGAGGGAGTAAACGCGCTTTGTAACCTCCAGCTCGATCCTACCCAGGATGCAAAAGCGGATGCCATTGCCGTAGGGGTTGTCGCCGGGCGCAAGGCATGGGCGGAGATCAAGGCTAAAGAGGCAAAAGCGGGGCAGGGGAGCCTGAAGCTGCGAGCATCTTCCGCGCGCAAGGCAGTAACGGTCTGATGTCTGCAAAGCCGACCATCGAAATCAAGGCGGCTCCCGTCTCTCGCTGCGTCGCCGTCCAAGAGACGGTCGAGGCGCTACGAGTATTGCTTCAGATTGCCGCTCGCCTGGACGGAGCAGAGGAGAAGCCAAGGACCAGGGGGAACCAAAGCGGATGAAAGTACGCTCTAACCAACCCTCCAGCGCCCGGCCCACTTCGGCCCTTCGCTACGTTATCTATGCCCGCTTCTCTGGAAAAGAGGAGGGGGCGTTCGCCTCGACAGATGCACAGATCGCCGCCTGCACGGAGCATATCCAAGGGCTTGGGGGAACCGTCTCGGCGGTCTACCAGGAACCAGATCGCACGGGCACGAACCTGCGCCGTCCCAAGTGGCGAGCCCTCCTGGCAGACGCACAGCAGAAGAAATTCGACATCGTTGTCATCACCTTCATGTCCCGGCTGGGGCGCGGGGAGCAGTTCACACTTGCCAAGCACGAGCTCTTAAAGCACGGGGTGAGTGTCGAGCACATCAAAGAGAGCTTCACCAATGACCTGGGGGGCTACATCGCCCGCAGTGCCACACAGATGATAGATGGCACCTACCCGATCATGGTGGCCGCTTGGACGCGCACCAAGATGCTGGAGATGCTCAAGGCGGGACTCCACACGGGCGGATCGCTGCCCGTGGGCTACGCACTGACTCCCGCCTACGACCTGGCCGCACCGGGCAAGCGCATACCCAAGCGTATCACGATAAACCCCGAGACCCAGCAGCTTGCCATTGAGGCGTTCATGCTCTACTTAAGCACGGGATCTATCGCCGCCGTGCGCGACCTGCTCGCCGAGGAGACGGAGGAGCCCTGGAGGCTGGAGCGCACCAAGAGCCTGCTGCAGAACCGCTGTTACCTCGGGCAGTGGAACTGGGGCGAGGCGGTAAACGAGAGCCACCACGAGGCTCTGATCAGCGAGGAGATATTCCACGCCGTGCAGGTTAAGCTCAGCGAGAAGCGGCAAAACGCTCGCAACCCAGAGCATTGCAATGCCGCGCGTCGGGATTCTGACAATCTGCTTGTGGGGCGGGTGCGTTGCGCCTGTGGTCAGTCCATGCCGCCCGGAGCCGCCAAAGGCCGTGGGGGACGTTACCCGTATTACATCTGCTACCACGTCCGGCTCGGGCTGTGCAAGGCGCGGGTGAACGCCAACACGCTCCACGAGCTGCTGGTGGGGGAGCTGATCCGCATGGGCAAGCACCCGTGGCGCATCCGGCAGACCCTCGCCCAAGCCGCTCAGATCATGGGAGATCCTAAAGAGCTACGCGATGCCCACCGCGCCGCACTGCGCCGCGTCAAGACGGAAGAGGAGGCGGTGCGGCGACTGACGGGAGATCTCGCAGGAAACCTCGGTGGGGCTGCTCGGCAAATATTGTTGCGTGAGCTGGACACGCGGGCAACCCAGGCCGAGCTACTGCGCATTGAGGCAGATCGGCTAGATCATGAGATGTCCCGTGCAAGCGCGGCGCTGCCCACTCAGCACCAGCTAGAAGTGCTCCTAGGGCGATTTGGTGAGCTTTGGGAAGCTGCTACAGAAACGGAGCGTCGCACGATCTTGCGAGGCTTTGTACATCGGGTGACGGTTATATCGCCCAAGACTCTCTCACTGGAGGCTGAAATCTACAGTGATTTCGGAGTTTCATCGGGCACTCAATTTGAGGTGTCCCCATCTACGGGTTCGCAGAATGCTACAAAACAGGGCGACCTCGCCCTGGCCGCTATAACCCTTCCTGCTTTAAAACCTGGCCTAAAACCAGGCGAGCGGGAGGTTTTACGCCTTGTAGTCTCTGCTGGAGACAACCATGGCAACGCTCGCCGCACCTAACCAGCTGACTTTTACCAAAGAGGTTCCAGAACCCTGCCGGATACGAAATCAGGCAGGGCTTCTGAATTTGTTTTTTGAAGTGCGCCGCCTGACGCGCAACAAAGATCGCTTCTGCTGGGCTACGAATAAATATCTGGCAGGGTATCTAAAATGCTCTGTGGACACGGTAGAGCGATACATAGCCCGCCTGGTGGCTTTGGGCGCTCTGGCAGTTGAGCAGGTTATAGGCATTGAGCGCCGTATCCGCGTTTTGCTGTCTCCAGAGAGTCTTAAAGCCCTGCTTTTTCCCGGTCACAAAACCCATTGGAGGGAGTCTGCACCCGACCTCCGACCCTCCGCAACAACTGCCCGTTTTTCGGCTCCAAAAGTGCCCAAAACGAGGCATGAAAACGCGGCAAAAACCACCCCTGAAAGCCTTGAAAACCACACAGGTGCCCCCTCTTTTTGCCCCCTTGTTGCGGAGGGTTCTGCGGAGACTGTTGCGGAGGGTCAGTATAAAGTATCCCGTAGGGATACCTTGCAGACTCCTGCAAAGCAGGAAGGACAGCAGTCAGCGCAGGGGCTTTATCCAAACCCCAAAACGTCCCAGTCTACCGAGTCTCTTGCTGCTGCTTCTCTTCTTGCAGAATCTGCCGGAATCCCACTGCCCGTAGCCCAAAGCATAGCCCACGATCCCCAAGTCAGATCGGCGACCAAGGACCTGAGCCGCGCCACCATCGAGCACATCCTCAGCTGCTTCCATGCCGCAAAAGCCCGTGGACGTGTCCAGAATGCTGGAGGGTGGCTCCGCGCCGCTCTACGCTCGCCAGAGGGCTACAGCGCTCCCGTAGCACCTGCCAGCCATCCCAGCGAGATCAGCCGTGCGCCTCGGCACACCCCCGCCAAGGCCAGGATTACACCGCATCCGTGCCCTGCCGTGTCTACCGAGCCCAGCGCTTGGGAGCTACTGGGTGAGGTGCGACAACAAGATTTTCTGGAGGCGGCACTGGCAGAGATGGTGCAGAGCGAAACTCCCTTCTACCGAGAGCAAGCACGCAAAAAAGGGACCCGGTCGCACCTGGTTATTTCTCGGGCTAAGACGTTGGCACTGTCAGTGGGGTCTCAGTGAGTCATCTCATTTATTGCTTGCAGTGCGGTGTGGTGGCGCTCGATGGTAACCGGGGGGAAGAGTGACCCGGTGCCCCCACTGCGGGCTGGTGGGTTGCCCGTGCGCCGAGAAGCTGATTGACCAGTGGCAACATTTGCCCAAAGTTTTGGCGGGGCAGTATGCCAAGGGGTGTCCGAATCTCTACGATGAACTGCTTTCCGAGGGGCACTTGGCGTTGTGTAATGCCGCTCTGAAATGGGATGCATCACGCTCCCCAAGAGGGTTTTACAAATACGCACAACAGGCCATACGCTGGGGCATTCTCATGGAGTTGCGAAAGCAAGGTCGTTATTCGCAAAGACAAGTCCAGATATTGATGTTAGCACGAGTCGCGCAGCGGTCCGGGCAGTATGATACCGATCCTTCTCAAGCACTTTGCGAGGAGGAAGCTAATGTCTGAGATCGTCCCCCGGCGGTACCACCACTTCACCCCGGAAAGGCAGACCACCTGCCTCAAGGCGCTGGAGATGGGATACACCCGCACGGCTGCTTGTGCTGCGGCAGGGATTGATAAAAAAACCTTCTACAACTGGCTTGGCGATTCTACAAATTCCACGGAGGAGCACGATGATGGCCAGAAACTCACTTTTGCCCAGCGCGTGGATCGGGCGGAGGCAAGAGCCCAAGGTGCTGTCGAGACAGTTCTGCTCAACCGGATACCACGAGATCCCGCTCTAGCGTGGCGGTACCTGGCTCAGAGATTCCCGGAGGAGTGGCAGAGCCCGGAGGCTATCCAGAGGATCGTAGAATCGAAATCGCGTGTTCGCCTGACGCAGCTGGAGCTGCGCTTGGCGGAGTTGGAGGAGAAGCTTCTCCAGAAAGAGTTGGAGAAACCAGATGGCGGCCAGGACGAGAGCAAGGGCGATGCGGCGGGAGATTCAGAAAGCGCGGGAAGTGTCGCACAAGAAATCAAAATTGAGTACGTCTGTATCTCCCCCGACGATTCGGATACCGAGTCTGCATAGCGCCCAAGAGCAGATTAAGCGGGAGTCCAAGCGCTTCAATGTGATCTGCTGCGGGCGACGTTTTGGTAAAGATGTCATGTGTATCAACATCGGCATCGAGAGCCTTGTCCTCCACGCTCTTCCTGTCGGGTGGTTTCAGCCCACGTACAAGAGCCTGCTCGATGTCTGGCGAGCCATGAAAGCGTACTGTAAGCCCGCGACCAAGAGCGTCAGTGAGCAGAACAAGCGCCTGGAACTTGTCAATGGCGGGATCATCGAGTTCTGGAGCCTGGATGGCGACCCAGAAGCTTGTCGCGGGCGCAAATACAAAGACGTGATCATCAACGAGGCCGCTAAGTCTCGGCACCTCATGGTCGCGTGGCGCATGGCGATCCGTCCCGCCCTGGCCGACTACCGAGGTCGCGCATGGTTCCCGTCCACTCCCCGAGGTCGCGATGATTACCATGGGCTCTGGCGCAAGGGACAGCCTGAGGACGAGACCTATGATCCCGACTGGAAGAGCTGGCAGATGCCCACGAGATCTAACCCTCATATCGCCCCCAGTGAGATCGAGAGCCTGCGCAAAGACCTCTCGACCGCAGAGTTCCACCAAGAGATCGAGGCGGGATTCCTGGATCGCCAGGGTAGGTTCTTTGACGAGTTTGAGGAGGAGCACCGCTTTCCCGTCTGGGATGAGGAGCGTGGCCACTTTACCTACCACGCAGAGCCATGGCACGTCATCGCGTCTCTACCCTTACACATCGGGCTCTGGTGCAACTGGTGGGGCACGGTGGACTACGGCACCAGCGCCACGAGCCCGACGTTCTACTTTGCGCTCCTGGTGCAGGATCACCTGGGCGATATTTACGCGGTGGACGAGATCTACGATGCGGGCAAGGGCGACGACGAGCAAGCCCAGCTCATTCTGGAGTGTCTGGAGAAGTGGGGGCTTGCCTCGCCCGTGCGAGATCGTGAGGGTCGCTGGGAGCTGTCACGCTGGCAAGGGCCTGACGAGAAATCCCGTGGCGGCTTTGAGAGCCTCCCCATGGACTGGGCAAGCACCTTCCCGCCCGAGGACGCAAGCACACCCAGGAGAGCGGGTGTAGGCAAATATGCTGCTGAGGTCTACTGGGAGAGAGGCTTGCCAGCCGTCAAGGGCGACAAAGACCGCAAGGCTGGCTGGCGCACCGTGAAGCGTTTCTTACATGCAACCCGCACGGAGATTCGGAGTGATGGCGAGGAATACGCGCTCCCCCGCTTTCGGATTCTGGCGACGTGCAAGCACTTGATCCGAGTGTTAAATAGCCTCGACGAGGATGCCATAGATCGTGAGGAGATCGAGCAGGCTCCCAAGCAGGAAGACCACCCTGCCGATGCTCTGAGGATGGGGCTACATCGCTCGATCCAACCGCCGCCAAAAAGCCCTGAGCAGCTCGACGAAAAGCTGGCCTATGACCGCAACCGTCCGAGCTGGCTCAAGGGCAAGACCAAAGGCGCAAGGATCAATTGACGCTCCAGAGGGAGCAAGGAAAGAGAGTATGAATAACAAAATCATTATCGCTGTTGACTTCGACGGTACTTGCGTTACCCATGAGTTTCCGAAGGTTGGGCGCGACGTTCCTGGAGCCGTCCAGGTTCTGAAGCGTCTTGTCGCCAATGGGCACAAGCTCATTCTTTGGACGATGCGTAGCGATTCTGAAGACCGCAAGGTTCTCACCGATGCTGCTGCATGGTTTGCGGTCCGTAGCATTCCTCTCTATGGAGTCAATTCAAACCCATCCCAATACTGGAGCCAGAGCCCGAAGGCATACGCCAACCTCTATATCGACGATGCGGCCCTTGGCTGTCCTCTGCTCCCAGGCGAGCCAGGAGAGCGGGACATGGTGAACTGGGATGCCGTTGAGAAGTGGCTGGAGAAAGAGGGATTGCTGTGAGCGAGAAAGAGAAGCATGCGCAGCGCGTCATGGGGGAGAAATGCGCGAACTGCGGACATTGGATAACCCCGCCTCAGGATATTGTCTTGTCGCACCGGACGTACCCTCTGTGCGACTGCGAAAACCCCCAGACTTCCCTTCAGAAGATCTTCGCCAATGTGCCGGTCGCTAAATACAAGACAGGTGGCCCAAGTTTCGATTGAAATTTTAGGATAACCCCGCTACGGACGGGGCTTTTTTCATACCCATCCACTCGAAGCACGGACGCTCAGCACTTGGAGCATATATTTAGATATGGGGCTCTCTTCTCTCTGGATCATGGCCGCACCGTTGTGGATCGTGGCTCTTGGCTTGCTTTGGCTGGCCAGTGAGCTGCGCTTGCTGCGGTGTGGTCAGGTTCAGCCCGGCTTCTGGAAGCTCCTGCGCGAGAGCCTTGATACCCTAGCGCTCCGAAACACGCAGGCAAGGCAACTGGCACGGCGAGAGGCAGCAAAGACCCAGGCGATAGCGCCGAGGTACTTGGACTAAAAACTATGGCAACTGAAAAAGATAAAGCGGCGGAAGCGACGACTCCTGAAGGGCTTCTAGCGGCGGCGAATGCGGCCAATGTTCGCCTGACCGACGAGAACGATAAGCTCCTATCTCAGATTAGTGAGCTAGATCTTGGGCTTGGTCAGTTTAAGGAGTCCTACGAGGGCGCGTGTGAAACAATCGCTTCGATGCACGCTGCCGCAGTTGGTGAGATTCGTGGTCCTATTCGTGGTGTTGTTGAAGACATCGAAGATCTGCGGTCGGAAAAGATTTCTCTCGCGACTGAAGCGGAAGATCTGCGCAAGAAACTTGCCGATACTCTGCACCACGCTCCCTCAACGCTCAAGACAGCAGCTCGCCTTTTGAACGAGGCGATCTTCTCCAACGGCTCCCTCTCCGCCAACGACCAGGCCGCACTTCGTCCTCTGATCGTCGAGCTTCTGGCGGCGGCTGAGTAATCCCCATGCACTGGCCGTTCTCTCGCTCCAAGCCTGCCCCGCTCCTGAATCCCAGCGATCCAGAGAGCGAGCCCGATGCTTCGTCTGTGCAGCAGGTGAGCAAGAGCGCGGGAGAAGACGATCAGGCACTTATCGAGCTAGTGACCCAGCGCTTTGAGCTGGCCATGCAAGCCCGCCAAGACTTAGAGCCCGAGTGGGCAATGTGCATTGCGGCGGAGCGTGGCTACTCACACCTGAAGTATAACGCGGCGACTCGCACCCTGGAGGATGGACGCAACCCAGACGACCTAGACTTCTGGCGACCTACCAACCTTATCCGTGGCTTTGGCTCGATGGCTGTTGCGCGCTTCACCATGATGGAGCCTGGCGCACTCATCCAGCCGCTGACCAAGCGCGACCTCGACCAGAGAGCTGCCCAGGAGCTGCGCGTCGCCGAGGAGCACTACAACGCCAAGCTCGACTCACGCGCCCAGCTCCAGAGGCTCTCGCGCTTGTCCTGGACAGTCGGCGATTCGTTCCTCTTGCAGTATTGGGACCCGACCGCATTAGCCAGTGTCCCGGTCAAGTGGGACAAAACAGGCGAGATTGTCGGCTACGAAGAGCGCCCCGTGGGTGATCTGGTCGAGGTGATCGTACCGGGCTGGGATGTGTACGCCGACCCCAGAGCCGCACGGTGGGAAGATTGCCAGTGGGTCATTCATGCCGTTGAGATGCCCCTCGCCGAGGTCGAGCGCCGCTATGGGCGCGTTCCTGAGACAGGCATGCTGGGTGCGACCAACTTATGGCGCTCACTCAAAGAGGTCTTCACTTCACCCTGGGCAGCTAACGGCCAGGCCGCCAAGGATACCAAGAACCCCACGGTGCTCTTTATGTACGAGAAAGCCACCGCTCGCTTTCGCAAAGGGCGCACGATTGTGGTCTGTGGCAACGATGTCTTCTACAAAGGCGAGCTACCCTGTGGCATGATCCCGCTCTTGCACCTGGGGTACCAGGAGCAAGTGGGGACGTGCTACCACCGGGGGATTGTGTGCGATCTGGTCGAGCCCCAGTTCTCCTATAACCTACTCCAGAGCCGCTGGCTAGCCGAGCGCAATAACAGGAAATACGTGTTCTTCCGCGACCCTAACGACGGCAGCGGGGCGGACATCGAGGAGAGGCTCCAAGCGCCGGTCGAGGAGAGTGGGAACTTTGTCACGATCTGGACGAAAAGCATGGGTCAGCTTGCAGCCTCCCCCACCGTTCATTCGGACACGCCCGAAGCGCTGGCCGTGCTGGAGCGCCAGATGTCGGATATCGCAGGTGTCCACGTAAACCAGCTCATGAACATGGGTGGGGAGAAACCCTCTGGCTACGCTCTGCGGATCGCGCTCGATGCCGACAACACCCAGAACGCCCCGTTTTCCGCCCGCCTGGAGCGCTTTATCGAGGAGCGTGCGCGTCGCCGTGGCGTGATCTTGGGCAAGTATGTGCGTGAGCCCCGCGCCTGGGGGCTCGACGATACCAAGAACCCGGAAGAAGGACGGATCAGTGTCTCTCGTCTGGGGGCTCTCACAGCGGGTGGGAGCGCCGTGGTTCGAGTCGTGAAGGGAAGCCTGACCCCGAGCACTCCCGAGGCTCAGGACTCCGCGATTCAAGACTGGGCGGCTGCGGGACTTCTGGGCGACCCCGCTGATCCTGATACCCAGGAGATGATCTTTGGCCTCATGGCCAGCCCTGCTGCCAGTAAGGCAGTCGAAGCGCTCCGCAAGAAGCGAGAGCTAGACCAGAAGCGCCAGATGATCGCCGCGCAACTGGAAGAGAGGATGTAGGAGATAGGAGAATGGACGAAGACAACCCGATGGACGCTGTAGACGAGCTGCTTGGCACTGCCAGCGCTACGCCCGAGCCTGCCCCCGAGCCTGCACCGGAACCCGTGGGCGAGGCGCTACCTGTGACCGAGGAATTGCCTGTGGCGGAGCCTCTCGTAGCAGAAGAATCCCCCATGGGTCAAGACGAGCTCCTGCAGATGCTCTCTCAGGCCAGCCCGGAAGAGCGTGCCCAGATCCTGGCAGATGCGCGTGAGGCGGCGCTTTCTCAGCAAGTCGCTCAGGCCATTGAGCCGTATCGCCAGCAACTGGGCGCACGGATCGAGGCGGGCGAGCTGAGCACGGAAGCCGCCAACGAGCTGCTCGAAGCGCGTGTCGAGGCCACCACGGCCCGCATGGAGCGCGAGCAAGCCCAGACGCAGGCCCAGCAAGTGGCGCGGGCTGCACAGCTCGATGCGTTCTTCACTCAAGTGACCAGTGAGTTTCCTGGTGCTGACGTGGAGACGCTCAAGCTGCTCTCAGGTCAGGGGATCGAGCCCAACGCGCTGCGCACAATCGCGGCCCGCCAGAGCGCGACCGCTAAGAAGCTCACGGACGAGGCAGTAGCCAAGTACGTGGCCGCAAAAACCGAGGATGGGGGCGCGTTCGTCCCTGCCGGTGGAAGCTCTTCCCGCCTGAGTGGTGGGAAGGTGCTCGACGAGGACAGCGACTGGGGGAGTCTCCTAGGGCTGTAGAGGAACTTGCAACGCGCTTTCGGCGCGGAAGGAGCAGAGTAGTATGTCGGTAGTTGATTTTAGGACTCCCATGTCGCTTTACGACTGGGCGAAACTCTCTAATAGTGCCATGGCGATGAAGCTCGCTAAAAGCATCTATGCGGGAGACATGATGATTAAGTACTTCAAGTTTCGGACAGATCCGAGCTTGAAGGTGCAAGGGCGACAGCTCACCCATGCGGGACTGCCCCCTATCGGTTGGCGTAAGCTTAATGAGCAATCGGAAGCCACCAAGGGTAAAACTCGCGCCGTTGAAGCAGAGCTTCACATCATTGCCAATGATCTGGAGTTCGATGTCGCCGAGCTTCGTGCCTACAAGGCAGGCAAGCTCATCACCGACCCCGTGGCGGAGCAGTTCTCCATGTGGCAGACCGCGCTGGACTTCGAGATTGAGGACGTTTGGTTTAATGCCAACCCCGCGCTTGTCTCGTACGAGGACTGCCCTGCTGGTCTAAAGACCATGCTGGACAACCCCACGCAGTACAAGCTCGATCCAAACTCTAAGTCCCAGACCCCCACGATCAACCTGTCCACGGGCGGGCTTAGTGCAAACGCCGCACTTATTTTGTGCGGCGAGATCGACAAAAAGCTTTTCTGGATGGGTAGCCGCGAGGGACAAAACTGCGTTATCTCAATGGATTACCAGCTCGTTACTAACTGGGTAACGGCGCTCCAAATGGGGCGAATGTTCTCTATTGAAAAAGACCAGTTTGGCAACGACATGCTCAAGTACAAAAAAGCGATTGTGCAGAAAGTTGGATGGAAAGCGGACGGCTCCACCCCTGTGATCTCTGCAACGGAGACAGTCACAGGCGCGTCAGGTGGTACGGTCTACACATCGGCATACATCACCAACACCGATCCCGAGGCGCTAGATGTGTTTCAACCTCAGACCCTCGTGCCTGAGATGCAGGGCCAGATCGGTTCTAAGAAAATGGCGCACATTGAATGGGGAATGGGTCGCCTCGCCAAAAAAGAGCGTGCGTTTGCCCGCCTGACCGGGATTCAGGGCACCAACAGCTAGCTTAGCGATAGTGGGGCAAGGGATGGCTTTTGCCCTGGAGGATTTACAGAAGATGGTTGATGCAACATTAGTTTTCCATGCGGACGCTGAGACTCTGCAAGACGGGGCAGCGACGTATACGGGCGATAGCGTGGTGACGCTTACTGAGGGAGCCGACATCATGGGCGGCTATGCCCGCGCTGTCCTACGATCTCTCAAGACAAGCACGTCTACTGCCACCCTTCGGCTTCTTGTAGAGGGGCGTTTGACGGGAGGCACATGGAACCCCGTGTCGTACTCAGACGACGTAATTACCGTGACCACGACAGAGCAGAATGTCCAGCTCGCCGCCCCGATCAACTCTCGATTTCAAGAGTTTCGGTGCAAGATCGAGGCCAGCGCTAATACGACGGATTTTAAGTGGGAATGCAACTGGAGCCAGACCCGGTACGCTTAGAAAGGCTTAACAATGAAGCGCTGGGAACTTGAGCGCCGCGTTGGTTTGCTACTGGGGGAGTCGGCTGACTCCCCCTTTTTCGGTGAACCTATTTGGCTACGTGAAACAGTGATAGATGCGACCGACCAGGTCGCACGAGAAGCAGATGCCTGGTACACCTATTTTTCTTTGGATATCGACGGAACTACCACCCCCGTCTCTGAGGTGTGCCTCCCGGATAATCTCTACAAGCCCAAGGTAGTAGAGGTGCTTTCCTCTACGGGACAAAAGACGTTGCTACGCGAAGGGGTTGGGCTGGTCACTGCGGCCTATCTAGATCGAGTGCTCCCAAACTGGAAGACCGCGCCTGAACTGGGCACGCCGCGCTATGTTGCTTTTGCGCGCCCCATTCTGTATCTTCACCCTCGCCCTAACTATCTCAAGGCAGCGGCTGTAACTGTGCGGGGCTTTGCTGTGCCTGGAAGGCTCTGGGACACGACAAAGACGGCTCCTGGCCCTAGTGACGAGTTCCCCCTGGCGCAGTGGGCTGTAGACGCGGTTACCTACAAGGCTGCTGAGCTGAGGTGCATCCAAACCGGCGACGGCCAGCGTCTCGGAATGATCACACCCAGAGCCCGCGAGGCACAGGGGATAGTCAATCGTCTGGCGGGAGATTCCTACTCTCGCCTACGGAAAGAGTGGAGCTAATGCCGTACGTTGTTGATGATGCAATTGCGCAGGTGCTGTCGCGGCTCGCCGAAGCGGAGGGTTCGCAAGTGGCGGAGCTTCCCGCAGATGGAGGCCCGGCGATCAGTCCTGAGATTTCAACGGCAGAGCAGATTCTAATTTTTCTTAACGAAGGGCAGGAACGGCTCACAGAGCTGGGCGTGATCCAGACCTTTGGCAAGGGAACGAAGTCCGATGTCGCAGGTGGTACGGTGAAGGTTTTGTTCACCGGATTGAGCATGTCTGTAGCAAACCAAAGGATGTTCACTGTGCGGCAAGGGAGCTGGAGCCAAGGCGACCCCGTGGTTTCGACTCCGGTGCAGTACTGCGACAGAAAATGGTACGAGGTTCACCACCCCATGATACTGGTCGAGGATAAAGCCATTCCCGAGCGCGTGTACCAAGAGGCCGACGGTGTGCTCCTTGGTCCTCGCCCCCTTACACCGGGCACACTGGTGCTAGAGGGCGTTGTCTTCCCCCGCCCAGGTATCGCAGGTGGCTCCTTTGCCGACTTGCCGGTAGAGATCGCCCCCCGCCTTATCGCATATGCCTGCGCGATGCTCACCAAGCAAAATGGTGCGGAGACAGCTCTGGCGGCAGTGTTGCCTATCTGGGAAGCAGAGTGGCGTGGCGCTCCTGTGCCACGGAGGACACGCCGCGATGCCTGACATCCGCATCAGTGAGACCGGGTTTAAAGGAATCAATGAGTCAATTGCCCCGGAGCTACTTCCTGAGGGTTATCTCTCTCGCGCAGATCATGTGATCGTCGAAGGAGGGGAGATTCGTTTGCGCCCAGGGATTGTAAACCAGCTTGCATCGGTGCTCCCCACAGCAGTCTACGTGCTGGGTTCTGCTAGCGATGGCGCGGGAGACTACCTCCTGGTGGCAGCAAATGGAAAGATACGCAAGTGGGCATGGGCGGCAAACTCTACGAGTCTACCGACAGGCCAGACTTCTATTACGGTCACACCGGGTGATGTACAAGCAGCGCAAGGCTTTGGGATGTTCTGGATTGTGGATGGGGTAAATGGCCCCCGCTTTTTCAATGGAACCGCTATTGGGAGCCTAGCTGGGCTCGATGCGCCAGATCAGCCACTCTTGGAGCTGTCCCACCAGACCCTAATCAGCTCACCGGGCTTGCTGACATGGAGTCAAAACTTCATCACAGGCGCAATTACCACTCCAAGTACATCGGGAGCGGGTGACACGCTCGCCCCGATGAGCTCTATCACTCAGTCCGATAGTAACTTCTGGGACGGGTCGAACCTCACGGGGACGGCGCTCTGGTCTACCCGTGCTGGATCTCCGGCCTACTCTCCTAATGTCCAGGATGGTAACGGGGCAAATGCGGTGGAGCTTGATTCGGACACAGGCTCGGGAGACTCGGTACGCTCTGGCCCGCTGCTTCTTAATGCCGGAAACACCTCTGGCTATGCCCGTGTGGCAGTGCTTTCCTATGAAGCCGCTGCGGAAGACGCGACAAGTAACTCGATGGTGGTGGATGCGGATGTGGTGGCCTACTCGGACACGGGCGGTTCTACACCTATCGCTGGCGGCACAAAGACCTGGCGCTCGCCGTTTCTGAAAAACGATGCTTCGACCCAAGTGCGCCAGCTTGTGGATATTCGGGGACTTTCCATAGTCCCTCGTTCGATCCGAGTGGGCTTTACTCAACCTGTCGCGCTCAATAGCAACCAAGGGGCAGATGTCAACCGTGTGGCGCTCTTTGTCCCGCGCATGGAGCTGGAGATCGTTAAGACAACCCCCGATCTTATTGCGATTCGTCAGGGCAGTGTCCAGGTCTGGGCGGGTTCTGGCTCTGCTCTGACACCGAGCGGTGCCGTAGGAGGGCAGAGCGACCCCGCGCAGGCTCCTCCGGGACGACTCCTGACGGCAGGACTTCAGGCATTTAGCGACATCACGGCGGTGGACTGGTCGGGCACCGATACCCTCGCGCTGGAGCTGACAACGGGTGCGGGTGTAAGCGGCCTTCTGGTGCGGCTAGGGTTGCGCTCTGGTGGGACAATCTACTGGACGCAAACCCTCGACACCACACTGGAAGAGGGCTGGGGGCTGGCGGATCTACGCGACCTTCAAAAGAATCTCACGGCGGTGGATCGGGTGATCTTTGAGATTCGTGAGGATGTGCTCATCGAGAACCTACAAGAAGCGGGGACTGCGACAGTCTGCACGGTAGGAGCGCTACGCTCCCCGGGCAACCTGGCCACAGGGCGGCGCTACTGGTATCGAGTGGTGGAGATTGATTCAGCAGGCGACGCTTCGGTGCTCAATACAATCGAGAGTGAGGGGAGCAAGCCCAGCGGGGAGATACTCCCCGGCTACCAACAGCGGCGAGCGCTGCTCCGACTCCCCGCCAAGAAGAATCCCAGCGCGACGCATAGAGCTATCTACCGTTTTGGGGGTGGACTCGTCGAAGATAGCTCTGGAGCCCAGCCCATTGGTCGCCTTGTTGCAATCGTGCCGTTCTCGTCTAGCACTTTTGCTATGGGGGGCAATGCGGCAACAGGGGTAGACCCCCATGTTCGTGCTATCTCAAACCCTTACATAGCCTATACAGATGCCGCAGTGGACACGCTGGTGGACAACACCCCAGACGGGTGGCTCTTTGGCGCAGAGACGTTTCGCCTGGGGCGCGACAAGCCGCCGGACATACCGCGCTCTGTGGCCATCTGGAATCAGCGTGTCTGGCTCTCGACCGAAAGCGAGGTCTTTGGCTCGTGGCTCGTCGAGAGCCAGCAACCTGCCGCACTCTACTGGAGCCGGATCAACCTTCCGCAGTCGCAAGACCCACGCGCCTCTGAGAAGGGCTTCTGGGTTCGCCTCCCCCTTCTGGCAGGCGATTCAATTGTGCGGCTCTGGCCAAGCCGTGGATCACTCTTGATCTTCGCGGAGCGCGGCGTGTGGGCGCTGACGGGGTCGAGCTTTGAGGACTACCGCCTAGAGCAAGTCAGCCAGCGCGGGCTGGCGGCTCAGGATGGGATCACGGAGCACCAGGGAACGCTCTACTGGCTCACCCACGAAGGGCTGGTCAAGTGGCCGGGTCAGCTCGATGTTCGTGTCCAGGACTCCCTGCCGCCACGCTCTGGAGCCACCGCTTCCGCCTATAGTGCCTCAAGCCTGATCTCCACGCCAGAGCAGCTCCTGGTCTGCGTTCCGACCAATGCGAACTCGACGACAGCCGATACCGTTCTGTGTCTTGGCGTTCGCTCTGATGCCTGGACCAAGTGGCCGGGACTCAGCTTGGTGGGAGGAGCTGCGCGGCCTGAGATCCCTGTTGTGGCACTCGGCACAGCGGGCGGACAAATCGCGCTCCTCAAGCTCTCCTCGGGCGATGGCACGGGAACTACGGACATAAACCCGCGAGCGGACACACGGCCTTTGGGATCGCGACAGGAGATGCTCCGGCCCCACCACTTGGGAATTGACGCGACCATCGCCAGCGGGGAGACGCTGATCCTCACGGTCGCGGGTGATGATCCCAGTGAAGCAGCAGCTAGAACCTACCAGCTCAACCCTCGCGCGGTTGCCCGCTTTCGCACGTCGCACTGCCCCCAAGGGCGCTCCCTTGTGCTCAAGGTCACGGGCGCGACCTACGGAGAGTTTCGACTTCGTCGCCTCACCATCGAGGCGACCCCTTTTTCTCGGAGGAACTACTAATGTTACTAAGTTATTTGATTATCGCTCACTTAATTGGTGATTTTCTACTTCAGAATCATTGGATGCAGGCCAAGAGTAAAAATAGTATTGTTTGCTCTGTCCATGTTGCGTTCTACTCGTTGCCTTTTTGGGTTCTTGTGTGGCGCGGGTACCTTCCTTGCTGGGCTATAGGGGCAATATTGTGTCAGCACTGGTTTCAAGATCGTTTTGCTCTACATTTGCGCTGGATGAAACTGTACCGCCAAAGCCCGCCAGAAATGTGGACAGTTGGTCCGTTATGCATCGATCAATCAATGCACTTAGCCTTTGTGGGGCTAATCGCCTCAATGATGGAATAGGAGAAAGTTAATGGCTTTTGGATTCTACAGTAACGACGATAAGCTCCGGGTAGACACGCCCGCTCAGGCTCGCAAACGGCGTGCGCAGGTAGCGCCGGAAGCCCCCGCTCTGAAGGCACCTCCGACCCGCGATCTACAAGGCGAGGCGAGCCAGCGACTGAAAGGCGCTCTCACGGCGGCGATTGTCTCCGCGCTCTTTGCTCCGCGCCGTGGTATCGGTGCGGTGGCGAGCTTCCTCAAGGGCGGCCAGGCGGGAGCGGACTCCAAGTTTGCAAATGAGGTGGCCGACAACCAGCGAGTGAACCAGACCGCCATGGTGCAGTACGGAGCCAATCGCCAGCGCTTCGGGGACGAGAGTCGCCTCGATGCTATGGACTTCCAGGAAGAGCAAGCTCGCATCGGGCAGGAGCGCTGGCAAAAGGGCTATGATCGCCAGGGTGAGCAGATCCAGTATGGACGTGGCCGCGATAGAGTCGGCGACACTCGCTACGAAGAGGGTCGTCAGTTCCGGGATAGCCAGTTCACCTACAATAAAGAGCGGGATGCTCGGCAGTTCAATCGCCAGGACATCCTCGACGAGCGCAGCGCCTCGCTTGCTGCCCTCCAGGCGATGGAATCCTACGGGCGGTTTATTGCACGCTTTGACTCAAAAAGCCAGGTTAGTGTCGGGAAGGTGGGCACACCACTCCTGCAAAAGCTCGGTGTGCAGCCCTTTGCCGAACCGCTTAAAGTCGCGCCTAAGCCAGCAGACCCTTATAAAATGGGCATGCTCAATCTCCAGATTGAGAAACTCAAGCAGCTCAAAGTCTGGCAGCGTGGCCAGCTAGGACTGGGACAGCAACGCAACGCAAACGCAGCGGCGAATACAGGGCTCCGTGCTCAGGAGCTGGGACTTCGTGGTCAGATCGCACAGTTCAACCAGGAAATGGAAGCGGTAAAGCTGGCGGGGATCGAGCCCGAGGCCGCTCTCTCACTATCTCTTCGGGCGGGCGCTCTTGCCAATGAGCGGGGGGTTGATCCATCCGATAAAGTGGCGCTGGATGCAATGAGTCGCACCCTGCGAGCGCTCGCAGGCGGGATAACAGACCCTATTGTGGGGAGTGCTCCCGCTGTTAGCCCCTACACACTACCGCCCGGTGGCGGCTCACCATCCTTCAAGCCCACGATTCCCCCCGCCCCCACGGTGAACATGCCCGGTCGTTCTGGGGGTGGAGGGTTTACACCACCCAGCAAGAAGTTCATTGTGACACCTACAGCAAATCCAGAGGCACAACCCGGAAATCGTAAGCCAATAGCTAAGCCGACACCAAAGAAACCAGCGATTAAGAGCAGCGAGAAGAAGCGCATGACAAGCGGATTCTAAGGAGAGAGACATGGCGGAAGATAAACTGGTAGATGCGTTTGACCCAGAGGCTCAGGCCAAGCACGAGAAGTACCTCAGGGACGGCACCTATGCCAAGAGTTCCACAAAACGGGCTCAGGCACAAGCACTGGTAGCAGCGGGGATTATTCGCGGTGGTGACCTGGTGGGGCTCCAGCGCAAGCAGAACGACTTCGGGCAGGTCAAGATGAAGCCCCAGTCGGACTTCAAGCCAGCAGCCCCCACTCCCCGTGGTACACCCCGCACCACGGGTCGCAGAGCTGTCGAGACTATTGGCCCTACCACTCGCAAGCCCGCAGCACTCCAGGCATTAAACGACCTTGCGATTAAGCTCTACAATGGTGGACAGGAGCTGACAGAGGTGCTTGGCGGGAAGTATGCCGACTCAACCCCTGCGCCAAAGAACGCAGGTGACTGGATGAGCAACCTGGTCACGGGGGCGGTGAAGCTTCCCCTGACTCTCTCGACCATGCCGGTCACGGGATCGCTTGCTCTCCAGAAAATAATCACCGATGCCAGCACCCAGAGCGCTCTTCAAGCAAATCTGAAAGCGCGTGGCATGGGAGCGGAGGCAAAAAACTACCAGCGTCAAGCAAACAAAGCGGCAACGGCGGATCTAGGCGGCTTTCTCGTGCCCGCAGCGGGCGAGCTGTCTGAGCTGGCGTTTGGCTCACCCAAGAAAGCGGGTGAGATGCTCAGAACCCGCGCACTCACCGACCCTGCCAGCCTGATAATGGATGCCATTGGTGTGGTGGGAGCGGGTATGGGCGTTAGAGCGACAAGCAAAAAAGCCCCAGCGCTCGCCAGGAGTGTGGCCGAGGGTGCTCAGATTGTGCGCCAGCCGTTTCGGCCAGGAGCGATGGAGACAGTTCGCCAGGCCGCTAAGGTTCTGCCTGCTACTTCCCCTGGGCCAGCCACGGCCAGAGCGGGAATCCCTGGTTTCGCAAAGCAACCAGAGCCGATTAAGCAACTAATCCCCACGGACGGTACACTAAAGTTAGGAGAAACTGATGGCACTATCACAAGAGGAACTAGATCGAGCGTCGAGCCTGGCGGAGCTGCTGGCGG